AAAAATAAGTTTGTTATAGTGTGCTTGATAATAATTTAGAATGGAATTTGAACAAGTTGAGGATCTATTAACCAATGCTCCCAGTAACTTTGAGCTTGCTTTATCGTCATTCAGATTCGGATATATGCAAGCGCAGAGAGCAGAAAAAGTGAATAAGACTAAAGCGGAGAATAATCAGTTGCAGAGCCTTTTGGCACAGTTAAGACCGGAAGATTACAGAATCAAACGCCAGATAGAAGCAATCTTATACAGATATCTGGAGAAACGGGACAGACTGCCAGATACAGAGAAGCCGTGGGATCGCAAGCAATCCATTATGGAAGCGGTTGATGAGATAGAGAACAAAGAGTATTTGGAACTTGTAGAGCGGTTCGCTAAGAAGTTGGCAAGTAGTGAGGTGGCGTAGCATGACAGAAGGACAGTTGATAGAGGAACACATCACAGAGCTTGCAGAGATCGTGGGGGGGAGCAAGAAAACTAACACCACAAGAGTATAAGGACTGGAAAATAGCATTCTGAACAGTGCAACAGAGAAAACCAGAGGATTTACAGAACGTGTGTTATCATTGGTAGAACAATGCTTATGATTGTAGAAATCTCTTAAAAATGAGTCCGAAGATATGAAGCGCTCTGGTGTGCTACCAATACTACCAGAGCATGAAATAACTGCCCTCTCCGGGAAGATGCGCCAACATCAGAACCGGAGCGGCAGCAGGAAGAGAGGTGAGAAAGATTGTATTGCGTAATTCAAGTAGTTGAGAGGAAAAGGAAGAATCAAAATGGGTATCCCAAAGAGCTGAAATCAGAATATATGCAGATGTCCATAAACGGACAGGACGAGAGCTACTACTGGCACCATTACAGCGAGGAACGTTTTGAGAGAGACATTAAGAAAGCATACCGGATCACCATTCACGAAAGCTACCGGGAGAATGGGAAAGTGAAAAAGAAGCAGTTCGGGATCTGCACCGTTGATTATTATGACCTTGCTACAGACTGGTTTTGCCTGTATGACTGGGGAAATAGCAAAATAGAGACTGCTGCCAAAGAGCTGAACTGTTCAGAAGAAGAGCTTTACTCTTTGATTGAGAAGAAGTTAGAACCTATACAGGAGCAGATCATAGAGGAATTTCAGCAGACAGAAGAATACAAGACGCATGAAGAGCATGAAAAGATCACGACTTTGCACGCTGCCAGAAAAGTAGAATTCAATGCAAAATACAATCTGTCAGGGGATGAATATGACAAGTGTTATGACGTATTCGGTGTATTGCAGAACCCGGAGTATTTGAAAAAGATAGAAAAAGATTACAAAGCAAGACAGAGATATGAGCAGGAAAGCCGTAGGTATTACGAAGAATATTACAATAACTACAATCAGGATTCAAGCAGTAGTTACGGCGGTTCAATATCGAATAACTACAAGGAAGAAGATAAGGCAGTTTTAAAGCAGTTTTACCGGGAATTGTCGAAGAAATTTCATCCAGATGCGAACCCGGATATAGACACTTCACAACAAATGCAGCTATTGAACCAGTTGAAACAGGAATGGGGACTGTAGTTATTTGAAAGAGATACGCAATACCTACGATTAGAGAGGAGAAAGAATAGAATGAGTGTGAAAATTAAAGTATCATATACCACGGATCAGGAGCTGCGGGAGATCGTCAAGTTGTTGGCTCCTATGTTAGGAAATGTTAAGGTAAAGCCTCAGAAAGGGAAATTTAAGAGGGCATATATTTCGCAGGATGTGGAGGGAAAGACTTAGAAATGCGAAGGTATTTGGAGAATTAGGCACAATTAAAAATATGTTGGAAGGGTAGTGATGTAGCAAGAAATTGTATATAATATAAGGTGACTTAAGGAAAATTATAAAGATGCAAAGGTGATTTTATGAAAAGAAATAAAGAAATCTTATGGGGATTGACTTTTTTAGCTGTTTTATCAGGGATTTATTGTTGTGATTTACAAGTTTGGGGTGGATTTGAATATTTTATTCACAAGAGTGCTCTTCTTACAAATATTGGCTATAGTGTTATAGCTTCATATATTTTTTACTGGGTACAAAATGTAATTCCAACGTATATAAATGAGAGGTCGGCTTTACGAAAAGTGAAAGAGAGTTTGAAAAAAATATATGAAAATATGGTTGAGATAAGCGGAATTATAAATTGTAGTATTGTAGAAAATGAAGGTGTGATTACGTTAAAATCTGGGGAGCTTAATGTGATGAAAATAGTAGGTAATCAGGAGAAAAAATATCGAAAAATTGAAATTGGGGATGTTTTTTCAGAATATAAAGGTAAGATACAGGAGAATATAAAGGAAATTAAAGAGAGTAATTTTTATCAACAATTAGATGATATTACTTATGGAATAATTGCTGATATAGAAGAAATGAAAATATGTGACTATATGGATGACTTAGCAAAAATATTTGAAACTGGGGTTATAGTGAAAAGAGAAAGTATTCAAGAACAATTAGAAAGATGTGATTATAATATCAAAAAGATGAAAAGAAATTTAAAAATTAGTTATGAAATCAAGATTGCGTGTGAAGAAAATGTTCCGGAACAACTAGAACATTTATTGGAAATCTCTAAAAAAGAAAAATCTTGGCTTTCTTGGAATTTTGAAGACAAACAAAGGATTATGTGATATAATCATACCATAGCAAAATAATGAAGTACCCCAACAGAAGTTGGAAGCCTAAAGGCGTGGGAATAACTTATGGACAAAAATGTCTGAAAGTTGTTTCTGCGCCTTTTTATATGCGTGTGAAGAAATCGGAAAGGAGAAGTGTAACAGTGCAATATGGAGTTGTGAAATGGTTTGATCCATTGAAAGGTTACGGGTTCATTGCAGGAGACGATTGCAAAGATGTGTTTGTTCATCAAAGCAATATTTTAATGAATGGATTTCGGACATTGGAAACTGGGCAAAGAGTAAGATACCAGGTGGATCAGACAAACAAAGGAAACATAGCAGTAAACGTAGTAGTGGAGTAAAGGAGAAAGAAGATAATGAGTAAGATTGATACAAATATTGTGAGAGAAAAAGTTGTTACCATGATGGGAGATTTAAGAGAAGTTGTTGACTTATATATGCGCAATGAAGCAGAGGTGGCAGTAGTAGAGGGTAATCACACCTTTTCGCGAGAGTATAAAGACACACAGATTGAAAAGCTTAGAGAAAAGGCAAGAGCATCTGTCAGAAATAAATTTGAGAGTCTGCGATCAAACTGTGAAATGCTAATTGAGGTATTGAGAGCGAATGATAATATTTATGATTTCTCAGATCCTGAGTTTGCCTCTTGCATTGCACTGTTGTCAGCAGCAGATAAGCCGTTGCCGATAGAAACTATTCTGGGAATTGCAGGCAAGTTCTTAGGGAACCGCCAGGCATTACTTGCATTGGTGGAAGTGGCCAAAGGAACAAATAAGGACACTTTCAGTAAAATGATTTTTAATACAGAATCAGAGATGGAAAGATTGCAAGAAAGGTTGATTGAATTGGAAATCAATTTTCCGTCTGGCATTTTGATACTTCCAGCAGTCAAAGATGATCTGATCAAGATTGTAAAAGCATGCGGAGAAGAATTAACAGACGAGGAAAAGGAATTGGGCGTTGGATATCAGGAAATTGTTACCATGCAAATGCGAGCAGCTATGGGATTGAATAATTAAGCAAATAGATGGAATGCCTCAGATTTTCCGTGATGGATTATCTGGGGCATTTTTGAAAGGAGAAAGATATGGGTAAGATTAAAAGGGTAATTTCTATCATCCATTCGTTGAGTGTTATGAGTACGGAACAGATCGAAGAGGCAAAAATTATTATAGAGCAGGAAGAAGTATTCAGCGAGTCACAGAAAATAAGGTTTACAAGCTTGTGTGACTTGGCAATTAAAATAAAGCGGAGGTATCGAAGTGGCAAAAGGGAAGTATGAATACTGGCTGACTCAGGAAGGTTTACTTGAGTTGGAAGGCTGGGCGAGAGATGGCCTGACAGATGAACAGATCGCTTATAATATGGGAATCAATAAAGCAACGCTCTATCGATGGAAAGAGAAGTATTGCGACATTTGCGACTCCCTAAAAAGAGGGAAAGAAGTTGTTGATCGTCAAGTCGAGAATTCATTATTTGAAAGAGCACTTGGCGGCACTCATGAAGTAAGAAAAACTTTCAAAGTAAAAGAGAAGTATTACGATGATCATGGGAAATTATGCGAAAAAGAGAAACTTGTGCAAGCAACGGATGAGGTGTATATACCGGGAGATACAACAGCACAGATTTTCTGGCTTAAGAACCGGAAACCTCAGAAATGGCGGGATAAATGGGAAATTGAGGATCATAGTGCAGTTGATAAATTAGATATGATTTTAGCGGAAATGAAAGCGGCAGCAGAAGCGGAGCAGGGAAACAACGGGGAGTGATTCTAATGGATAATGGACAGATTGTGAACCGGATTCAGGCAGGGGAGAATGAACAGGAGAACATGACACTGCTCTGGCAGCAGAATCAGAACTTTATCACTATGATTGCAAGAAAGTATAGTTCCTGTGCGGAAATGGAAGATCTGGAGCAAGAGGGCTATATCGGACTGTATGAAGCAGTCAGGCATTATGATGCATCATCAGGAGTACCATTCATCAATTATGCGGCGTTCTGGATCCGGCAAGTCATGCGCCGGTATATTGATAACTGTGGTAGAGTGGTTCGGATTCCAACACATGCAGTCGATAAGATGCAGCGTTATAAGAAGATCAAAAGTGAGTATCAGAAGTATTACGGGAAAATACCTACAGACAGGGAAATGAGCGCCTTTATGGGGATGGATGAAGAAAGTCTCAAGAGCATAAAGAAAGCGGCAGCAATGGGGCAAATACGAAGTCTGGACGAGCCTATCAATAGTGATGAGGAAGATATCTATATCGGTGATACCATTGCATCAAAAGAAGATGTAGAAGCTGATGTGATTGATCGTATTGATTCAGACATTATGAGTCGGGAACTATGGGCAGCAGTTGACAGACTTCCAGATCTGCAAGGGAAAGTATTGCGCTGTCGATTCCTGGAAAAGAAAACCTATCAGCAGACAGGGGAAACACTGGGAATTAGTGTGAGTGCAGTCAGACAACAGCAGAGCAAGGCAATGAGCTTGCTGAGAAACAGAGGAAGAAATAAAGGGTTTATAGGATACCGGGAAGAGTTCTTGCCTGCTGCATCCGTTCATCACGTAGGAGTCAGAAGTTTTCAGTACACTTGGACAAGTGAAGTAGAACGAGAAGCAATGAAGTTCTAATGGGCTGCTCTATCATGGGCGTAATAATTCAGATGAGCAGCAGAAGAAAATAGACGAACTGGAGGAATTATTAAATGAGATCAACGGCAAATAAGAATCACGAAGGCTACCATGATCCAACAGCTTCGCAAGCTATTAGAAGAGTAAAAAGGCAGGGAAAGCAGCCGAAAATCCGGCGTCTTGCATATCGGGTTGGTGAGGTTGTGGACTTCTCAGGAATACTAGTAAAAAATACTAGTAGAGATAACAGAAAATGTACTAGTATAGAATAAATCAAATTTCTACTATATA